AGCGCTGTTGAGTTATAAACACTACTGCATCATGGTGATCCCATACTTTTACTTCTACTGTTTGTGTCTCAATCTTCATTACTTTTCTCCTTCATATGGTGCGTCTTTAAACGCTCTGTTGTTATAGGCATTTACACCTAGGTTGTGGTACATCTCTGATAGAAAATCCTCAGCCAATCCTTCTGGATTATTAGACTTAGCTATAAGCTTCAGCCTTTCAGTAACATAGAACATACATATCCTATTATCTTCCATTGGATCTTATCCTTTCTCTAATCTAAACGTGAGCAGGGAATTACTTGAATGCCAAAGGAATCAGGCACAAGATCATTGAATGTCTTAGCGTAGGCAGATGCACCAACCTCTTGTATATACACACTCTGCACCATTGCATTAGATGGACGCCAGAACATAAGGGTCTTAGACCTGTAGGCCTTATCCCAACCAATACTTTGTAATTCTTTAGACCTTGGGCTGCGGCCATCTATTTCAACCTCAACCCATCCAAAACCACAGGCACCTGTGTCACCGTGTAAATCGTAGGCTTGCTGTGCCGCATGTTCTGCCGCTGTCAGTGCCGCTTCGTGAATTGCTCTTATAGTTTTCATTGGTTTGTCTCCTCTTCTTAAGCCAATGTTTGCCGTGAAATAAAACAATGCCGCTTCAACCCTACTTCAGGAACAACAGCAACAAAGCTTGGTCCATTATCCGAAACCTTAGGGGTGTCACCATCTACTACCTTGATGATACCTTTGGAGGCCTCAATAGCTTTCTTCTTAGATGAATAGTAAGCATCGTATTGATCTTCAAAAGATCCTTTCTTGTCGGACCACATAGAGACCTGTAATTTCCAAATATTACGCATGTTATTTTCCTTGTTGTGTTATACTGTGTGATACAGCTGGGGATAAAATCCAGGATTACAACCCCCAACCTAAACTTTTTTCTAAGCCATTGAAAAGATGCGGAAAGCTTCTTGTGTCTGCATATCATTCAAGATCTGGGCGTCAGGATATTGGCTGCGGATAGCCTCGATGGTTGCCTTTGCTTCATAAAGTTTACCATCTGCTTTCTTAAATAAGATCTTTCTCTTCATGGCATTGCGTAGGTCTTTCATGATCAACCAATCAACTAATGCCTTGTCAGACCATGAGACAATAGCTTCTTCAAAATCCCAGACATCTTCAAAGTTCATCTGCAGGTATTTGTTCACTCTCTCTTTCTTATAATTCCAAGCTTTCATATCACCTTTGAACCTATGGTCACGGTATATGCTGGTTGGACCACCAAACCCTTCGTTCTGTACAGATGCAAAAGGTTTGCCCTCTAGGTATATGGTTGCTTGATAGCAATTGGTTTCCTGTGATGCCCATTCGCTGTGCTTTACTGCTTTTAATTCTAATTTCATTTTCTTAACCTTTCTTCGCTTGGTTTGTTAGTTTGTTTGCTAGTCTAATTGCGTCACTTGCTTTATCAGCTGGGAATATTTGCCAGTCTTCACCGCTGGGGTGCATGTTATTAAAGACTGATATTTGTCCTGTCTGTCTATGCTTGTCTTGATAGCATACATAAACAGCAACCTGCTTATCATCTCTCAGGCCTTCACAGAAAAGACTGGGCGCTTCATCATTACAATAAGAGCTATCTATAAACTGTGGACCTAATGCCGCTTGCATAAGCTTAAACATGGCATGGTTGTCATAGTCTGGAAAATTTGCAGCATATGGTTCTTTGTGTTGCATGGTCTTAACCTTTCTCTGGTTTGTCTGGTTCATAATAAAACAAGCTTATAAGATCCCAACAGTATGCTGGGCATCTTGCTCTTGCTGTCTGCAATGCTGTCTCTTTGTCTTCGTGTGTATGATACCACATCTGGCCGTATAGTTTATATTGAGCATACCACATTACGCACCTACCTTTCTGGTCCAATCAAAACCATATCTTGCTTCAAGCTTACACATCTTTTCGTATAGCTCTTCGTCGCTGTATTCGTGCCCGCAGCCTAAGCATATAGGCCAATCAGAACCATCTAAGTTTAGAACAAAATCAAGGGATCTTTCATCTGTTATCTTTCCACAGCATGAGCAATGCATAACCTTAAACCTTTCTTTTATGTTGTTTTTACTTGGTGTTGGCTTGGTGCGTTTAAGTTTATCTCAAAACGGAGACCACCTAAACAATCACGACCAACAATCACACAATCAAGCTTGCGGGCTAATTGTTTAGCCTCTTTGAGTTTATTGTAAGAGCTGACATTGCTTCCCAATATTGCAAGCGCTTTGCCGTGCTCATACTGTCGGTATAGATATATGGTTAAATTGTTCATGATCTTTGCTCCTCTTGTGTTTGTGTTTCCTATTGGTTCCTACCCCTAGTGCAAGGGATAGGAAATATTTTCAACAGTCTTAGACCAGCAAGCACGACAGTCACCACAATGACCAAAATCTTGCTCTTTCTTTTGTTCTCTTGTCATATCTTTAAAAGCTTGTGCTTCAATCACTTCTGAATTCTTGTTGGTTCTATAAGCTAAGCAAGCTTTGCCGTGTATGGTTTCACCTTTTCTGTGTACTGTGGACGTGTTAGCATGACCAGCAATCGGCTTGTCCCCTATCATTGTTGCGCTGACACGGATGACTAGATTGCTAGGCTCTTGACCATATTCTTTGCGATATAACTTCACAAGCTTTGCTTCACGAGTAGGAAGCCAATGCTTTATTTCTGGCGTTCTTTCTGCTGTCAAAACAATTGCACGCAACATTGCAACAGACTGTAAATCGCCACTATCAAACCAGCGGTGATAATTTACACCTAGTTTTTTGCACCCTCTTTCTATTTGAAAAGCTTGCATTTTAGCCCAAAGCTTTGGGTTCTCTTCAATCATTTTAACCGCTTTGAATAAATTGTTTGTCCAACCAGTATCAACAGACGGGCGAAGCTTTTGAAGCTTAAGAGCATAACAACGAGAACATGTAGAGTTTTCAACGTTGACAAGCTTGCCGCCTACATTGCAATGCTTTGCGCTTATAGCAAAGGTTGTGCTTGGCATTTTAGTATTGCCCAAAGAAACCTTGCCGCTTTCTTCAATTGCTTTTTTAAGTGTTAGCTTTTCCATCTGTTTAAAACCTTTTGTTTTGTTGCGTTCTGAAACCATACTTAGAAACAAAAAAGAAAGATGCAAGACAAGCAGCCGATTTGAAACATTTCGTGATGACCGTCCTGGTTGTATCAAGATCATCTTAAGGTTGACCTGGATTTGTATATTATAAAGAGTAAGCTTTTTGTGATCACATATCGTATTCATCTTTTGGAATGTGTTAGGGTTCTTATAGATGCTTTATTCTTTTGTGATCACAAGCTAAAAATTTCTGGAAGTAAACAAAAGGTTTAACGTTAAACTAGTTTTTAAATAATGGTTTAATACTAAACTACCTCGATAAGTAAATAGTTTAATGTTAAACTACTTTTTGTTTAAGGTTGAACTATACGTATTAACATATTGATATATAAAGATAATTGAATATGTACCGTGTGTCTTACATCGAGCGGGGGGCGTGGGCCAGGGCGGGGGTGTACGCTATATGTACATGACCTTTGACAGCGGGGGGTTGTATACAACTGTTAACCACATTGTATTTTTGATGGTTTACAACTGTAACATTCTGTAACATTTGGTGAGATACAGAGGCAGAGGTAACATACTTGTAACAATTGAAACAATTCGTGATCAACTTTTGTGTAACTTAGGGGTTGACAAAAGGGCGGGTATCTATATAATTAATACTGTTAGTATATACCTACAGTAAGTAACGGTATGTACTATTAGTAGATACTTGTAGGTAGTACTGTTGGTTACTACTAGTAGTCTTATACTTCTTATACTTATAATACTTATAATACTACTAGTATCTACCAACAGTACCTACTGTTATTCTTCTATCTATTCTATAAAAAGTAAAATATAATTTTAGATCTGCATTTAGATGTTGACAGATGCAGACTATTGGATACAACTAGTGGTGCATTGGTTTTCATATCATGTCTAAAAGAGTAAAGTACTACCAGTCAGACAAAGTACTAGAAGAGTTCTACAAGGCTTTAGCTGATGGTAACGAAAGAATCCTTAAAAGAGTACACATACCTCATAGTTCAGTCTTCTATGCTAGAGAGGCCTACCTTCAGTATTCTGGTAAGTGGGTATCCTTGGACAGAATGGAAAGATCTATGTACTTAGAGGGAATGCTCGATAGGTTTAATGTTCTAGATCCTGACAGAAAGAGGGAGTGGGAATAATGACGGTAGCAATGGAACGCATTTTAGCTTGGAAGCTTTTACCAAGACTGATGATGCTAGTTATGACTCTTATGTACATCAGGGTCATCGAGTGGTTTATGTCTTTACCACCAGAGGCTATGACTTCTCAGGCAACTGCACTCACTGCCACTGTCACAGGAGCATTAACAGGAGCCTTTGCTGTTTGGTTAGGAAACGAGAAGTAACATGATTGGACAAATCTTAGGGGCAGTAGGTGGGTTAGCTTCTACTTACTTAGATGGTAAGGTAGCAATACAGAAAGCTAATGCTGAGATTAAACTTAAGCAAGCTACCGGTGAGATCGATTGGGACTTAGCTGCTATACAGGCTACACAGAATAGCTGGAAGGATGAGTGGATAACCCTACTGTTCAGTATTCCCCTGATACTAGCCTTTTGTGGTGATTGGGGTAATGCTATAGTACAGGCTGGTTTTGCAGCACTTGAGACTATGCCTATTTGGTATCAGTATTCCCTTGGTGGGATTGTAAGTGCCTCAATAGGAATTAGATCAGTAAGTAAATTTTTCGGGAAATAATAATGCATAAGAACTTTGAGAATTGTTTGGAGATGTTGCTACACCACGAAGGTGGCTTTGTGAATCATCCTCAAGATCCAGGTGGTATGACTAACCTTGGGGTGACTAAGGCTGTGTATGATAAGTGGATTGGGCGTGAGTCTACCAAGACTGAGATGATGGACCTAAAGCCTGACGATGTAGCTCCTATTTACAAGAAGAATTATTGGGATAGAGTAAGAGGAGATGATCTTCCCAGTGGTGTAGATTGGTGCGCATTTGATTGGGCTGTTAATTCTGGTAGTGGCAGACCTGCTAAGGCTATTCAACGTGCTGTAGGGGCTGCAGCCGATGGAGCTATCGGTCCTATGACCCTGCAAGCTATTATGAATAAAGATCCTAAAATGATTATTGAAAGTGTCTATGCCCAACGCCAGAAGTTCTATGAGTCTCTTCGTACCTTTGAGACTTTTGGAAGGGGCTGGACTAGAAGAAATAAAGAAACCTTAGATCAAGCTCTGAGCATGGTGTAGCAGTATGGCTATACCTGAACGAGTTAAATCTGCTATGGAAAGAGAGGGACTCTCAGGTGTTAATAAACCTAAGAGAACTCCTAAGCATCCTACTAAGTCCCATGTTGTTATGGCTTCTGAGGGTGGTAAGTATAAGCTCATTAGGTTTGGTCAACAGGGTGTAAAGACAAATCAGACGGCAGGTCAAAGAGAAGCCTTTAAGTCTAGACACGCCAAGAATATCAAGAGAGGAAAACTGTCAGCTGCTTACTGGGCTGATAAGGTTAAATGGAGTTCTTCTAAAACTAAATCACCCTCAAAGAAATGGGTAAAGGGGTCATAATGAAGTTAGGATTAATGCTTGGGGGTAGTGTACCAGAGGTAGACCCCAAGAACAAAGATCGTGCTGAAGAGTATTGGATGTATGGAGCATCTGAAGAAGAGTTAGCAAAGGCTTGGGATAAGGACATCGAGTACGCTAAACTCAAAAAGTGTGGTAACTGCGATTACTTTGATAACAGAGCTAGAACTCTAAAGGCTCTGAATGGTGAGTCAGGGTTGGGTGCTTGCATTAAGTTCAAGTTTATGTGTTCTCAGGAAGCTTCTTGCCAAGCTTGGGAGTGTAAAGACATGGGCTTAGAAGAAGCAATGGTCTGATGTGGTTAGCTGTTCTCCTAGCTTGTTCAGGCCCAATAGCTACTACCTGTGATGTTCTAGTGAGAACAGGTGGTATGTTTAATTCTCAGGAAGAATGCAGAAAAGAAGTAGCAGCTGTAGGCGCTGAGTTAACTAAGAACGGTTTGTACATACGGGGCGAGTGCTACAAGTTAAATATAGGTTCTAAAGTTTAATGACTCTTATCTCGCATTTTCCTTTACCCAGTATGCCCTTTCAAACTCATGAGAACATAATCTTCGAGAAAGCAGATAAGGATAGATCTAGTCGAAATAACGAAGAGTATAAGGTAGAAGAACCTAACAGGATTACTCCTGATACACCCGTAGAAGATCTAAAGGTGGTTAATCAGATGTATGCTTATAATCCTAACCCAAACAAACTACGTACACCTGATGGACAGATCGTAGATTTTATAATAGCGTGAGAGAGTACCAATGCCAGTAAGAAAAGTACCAGGTGGATTTCAGTGGGGAACAACTGGTAAGGTTTATAAAACTAGAGGTTGGGCAGAGCGCCAAGGAAGAGCTATAAAAGCTTCTGGTTATTCTAAGGGTGGTGATACAGTTAATGCAGCGGGTAATTATACTAAGCCTGGTATGCGTAGGCGTCTTGTTAGCTCTATCAAAGCTGGCGGCAAAGGTGGAAAGCCAGGGCAGTGGTCAGCTAGAAAAGCCCAGATGGTCGCAAAACAATATAAAGCGAAAGGGGGAGGATATAAAAGTTGAAGTCCTTCCAAGATTAAATGAGTAAAGCAAAGTCTCAACAAAGCCTAACTAACTGGACCAAACAAAAGTGGCGCACTAAAAGTGGCAAGCCTAGTGCTAAAACTGGTGAAAGGTATTTACCTTCTAAGGCTATTGATGCTCTTAGTGATAGTGAGTACGCAGCCACTACTAAAGCAAAACGACAAGGCACTAAGGCAGGTAAGCAGTTTGTGGCTCAACCTAAAAAGATCGCAAAAAAAGTAAAACCATTCAGAGCAAACAAAGGTACACTAGCAATGAGAACTCCTACGGCAGACCAGAAGGGTCTTAAAAAACTTCCTACTTCAGTAAGAAATAAAATGGGATACATGTCTAAGGGCGGTATGTCCAAGAAGTCAGGCTACATGGGTGGTGGCATGACTAAAAAGAAATCAGGTTATAAAGCAGGCGGTGTTATCCAAGCCAAATGCGGCGCATCATATAAGGGCTAAGACAATGGCAACATCAAGTGCATTTAAAATTCTAATTCAAATCGGTAAAAAGATTCTTGGAACCAACAGTAAGAAGGTTGCGGATGACTTAGTAAGACAAGGTGGTAAGAGAGTTCCTAAAAGTAAAGTACCAGCAGATGCTAAGATTACTAAGGCTCCTACTTTACCAAACCCAAGGTCTTCTAGTACAGGTCAGTTCAGAAAGAACCAACCACCAGCTTATAGACCAAAGACAGACCCGAAGGTTTCTTCTAATACTCGTACAGCACCAGCTAAACCAAGTGGATCAGGTACTTCGGTATCTGCTGCTTCTCCTAAAAAGCCAAGTGTACCAGCTAAGCCAAGCCCTAAGCCTTCAACTTCTACTAAGGCACCGACAAGAAAGAAGCCTCCTTTGATGCCTAAAGGACCAGGTGGTGTAACCTATCCTAAGCGTCCTACTCTTCCTAAAAAATCCCCAGCGGCTGCTGGACTTCGAGCATCAACTCTTGAAGGTGGACCAGAAGTAGATACAGTATCAGCTACTCCACCTAAGAAAACTAGGGCAAAGCCTAAAACTACAGCACCTGTTAAGAAGACAGCACCTGCAAGAGATCCTAGTAACACACCTACTCGCAGGGAAGATACTAAAAAGAATACGCCAGTTAGACCAAAGAAGCGTCCAGCAGCTGGTCCAACAACCAATGAGTCTTTTGGTAAAGCGTTTGCTAGAAACAGAAAAGCTGGTAATCCTACGTTTACTTGGAATAATAAGAAGTACACGACAAGGTACAAAGAAGAAACCATTAAACAACATAAGAAAAAGTTTGGTGTAGAAGGTAAGTATTAAGTGAATGCCTGATCTAAGTAAGTCAAAGTTTCACACACAAGGGTACACTATTGCATCTACTTCGGCAGATGCTAGTGCTACCGCTGTGTATACTTGCCCTGCTAACTTTAGTGCCATTACTAGGTATCTACACATTAGTAATAGTTCTACTTCTACTAAGAAAGTGTTTGTACAGTTCTATCATGCCGACGATAACGAGTATCATTACATAGCTAATGGACTTAGTATGGCAGGACACTCTGTAGTTAATCTAGTTGATGGTGGATACTTTAACTTACACTCAGGTGATAAGATTATGGTATATGGTGAAACTACTAATACTATGGAAGTGCTTGTTTCAGTAGAAGAGTACTTTGATCCGAATCGTAGATAATGCATAACGGGGTTGCAATCTTATCTATAGTATGATATAACTATTCGTATATAACTAGTCTCCAGTTGGTATCCTAGCCAACACGCACAAATTAACTGGAGATTTAGAAATATGTTTAGAAACTTACTAACACGCTTTCAAGAGCATCAACAACGTAGAGCAGACTACTGGGTTCTTATGAACCTCAAAGACAAAGACCTTCACGATATGGGTATTTCCCGTGGTGAGATTTACAATAAGGTCTTTGGTCAAAACCAGTAAGACTACAAAGGACTTGTTTATGGCAAGACAGCTAACTGAAAAACAACAGAAGTTCTTAGATGTTCTGTTTGATGAAGCCAGAGGTGATCCTGTTAAAGCTAAAAAGCTTGCAGGATACGCCGAAGGTGTAGCTACAGCACAGGTTGTAGGAGCTATTGAAGATGAGATTGTTGAGAGAACTAAAAAATTTATTGCTCAGTCATCCACCAAGGCTGCGTATACTATGTTTAGTGTAATGGCTGATCCAACAGATCTAGGTGTCAAAGAAAAGATGACAGCAGCTAAGGACATTTTAGATCGAGCAGGTTTTACTAAGACAGACAAGATAGAGGTTAAAGCATCAGAGCCTCTATTTATTTTACCATCAAAAGATAGTGATGCCGAAGATTAAAACTGCTAGAGCGTCTGAAGCAAAGTATCCAGCTAAGATAGACTGGCAGATACCACTACGAGGAGAAAGCGGAGAGTGGTATCCGATTATACGAGTTGGAAGACATGTACCCTTTGGATACAAACAGGATGAAGAAGATCCTGATTTATTAATACCCTTACCAGAAGAATTAGAACTTTTAGAAAAAGCAAAACTATTCCTACGAGAGTACAGCCTAAGGCAAGTAGCTAAGTGGTTATCTCAACAGTCAGGTAGGTATATATCACATGTAGGGTTAGACAAACGTGTCAGGATCGAAGAAAAGCGCAGACGAGCTTCCTCTAGCTATAGGAAGTATGCCAAAAAGTATAAAGAAGCGGCAAGGAAAGCGGAGAAAATCGAAAAAGAAAGAATTGGTGGTAGAGCTGCCAAAAGAATCTTTGGAGACAGTGAGTCAGACCCCAGCAGTTCCGAAGCCAGCTGATGCAGACTTAGAGCAAGTTAAGCAAGATATTATCTTTGAGCCTAACCCTGGTCCTCAAACAAACTTCTTAGCCGCTACAGAACAAGAAGTACTTTACGGTGGTGCCGCTGGTGGTGGTAAGTCGTATAGTCTAGTAGCTGATCCAGTGCGATACTTAAACAACCCTAACGCTAGGATGTTAATTGTACGGAGAAGCACAGAAGAGTTAAGAGAACTTATCTCAGTGTCTAAGCAGCTATACCCAAGGGCTATACCAGGTATTAAGTTTATGGAACGAGATAAGACTTGGGTAGCTCCTAGTGGTGCAACTCTCTGGATGTCTTACCTAGACCGTGACGATGACGTTATGAGATACCAAGGTCAGGCCTTTAACTGGATTGGCTTTGACGAACTTACACAGTGGCCTTCAGACTATTCCTGGAACTACATGCGTTCAAGGCTACGTACTACAAAAGCTTCGGGGTTACCCTTATACATGAGGGCTACGAGTAACCCAGGGGGTCCAGGTCATCAATGGGTTAAAAGAACCTTCATTGATCCAGGTACTCCTAATCGTGCATTTTGGGCTACAGATCAAGATGGAGAAACTATCTGTTGGCCTAAAGGACATAGCAGGGAAGGTGATCCTCTATTTAAGAGAAAGTTTATTCCTGCGACTTTGTTTGATAATCCTTACCTGTCTGATGACGGGATGTACGAAGCCAACCTACTCTCTCTGCCTGAGCACCAAAGAAGGCAGTTGCTTGAGGGAGACTGGGACATTAATGAAGGGGCCGCTTTTCCTGAATTTACTCGTAAAGTACATGTGGTAGAACCTTATGAGATACCTCAAAGCTGGCCTAGGTTTAGAGCAGCTGACTACGGATACGGATCTTACAGTGCTGTTGTTTGGTTTGCTGTTGCCCCAGATGAACAGCTTATAGTCTATCGGGAACTTTACGTATCTAAAGTACTAGCAACTGATTTAGCTGATATGGTTTTAGAACTTGAATCAGATGAGAAAATAAGATATGGTGTTCTGGATAGTTCTTTATGGCATAAGCGTGGTGACACTGGGCCATCACTGGCTGAACAAATGATAGTTAAAGGTTGTAGGTGGAGACCAGCAGATAGATCTAAAGGTTCTCGTATAGCAGGTAAAAACGAATTACACAGAAGACTGCAGGTAGATGAGTTTACTGAAGAGCCTCGATTAGTTTTCTTTAGTACTTGCTACAATACGATAGCTCAACTACCCGCCTTGCCTATAGATAAAAACAACCCTGAAGATGTAGACACAAAAGCAGAAGATCACGTATACGATGCACTACGGTATGGAATTATGACAAGACCTAGAAGTAACTTGTTTGACTTTGACTCTAGCTCACAACGTACAGGCTTTCAGGCAGCAGACTCAACGTTTGGATATTAAGGAATACTTATGGAAGAAGATGACATCTTAGCTGAAGAAGTCTATATGGAAGATGCTGAAGTATCTTACATTGAGGATACCGAAGAGAATGATACTAGTGATCCTCTAGTAGGTACTATTGTAGGTTATATCCAACAACGTTTTAGTAAAGCTGAGACTGCTCGAAATGGAGAAGAGCAACGCTGGATTAGAGCTTATAGAAACTACAGGGGTCTGTATGGACCAGATGTCCAGTTTACCTCTACTGAAAAGTCTAGAGTGTTTGTTAAAGTCACAAAGACTAAAGTTCTAGCTGCTTACGGTCAGATTGTAGAAGTTCTTTTTGGAGCTAACAAGTTTCCTATTAGTATTGACCCCACTATCTTACCCGATGGTGTAACAGAAGCTGTTCGTCTTGAGACAGAAGACTCTGTTAAGAAAATGAATGAGCAACAAGCCCCTGAGGATCAAGGCGTTCCAACCTTAGAGCCAGGTGAAACTCTTGTAGATTTTAGAGAAAGACTAGCTGGACTAAAAGAAAAACTAGCACCCGTAGAAGAAAACCTTATGGAAGGTGAAGCTGAGTCACCTACTCAAATTACTTTTCATCCAGCTATGATTTCCGCTAAGAAAATGGAGAAGAAGATCCATGATCAACTAGAGGAATCAAACGCTAGAAAAGAACTACGTACAGCAGCCTTTGAGTGTGCACTGTTTGGTACAGGCATTATGAAAGGTCCGTTTGCTGTAGACAAGGAGTACCCCAACTGGTCTGAAGAAGGAGACTACTCACCTCTTATTAAGACTGTACCTAAGTGCTCCTCTGTTTCTATATGGAACTTCTATCCAGATCCTGATGCATCTAACATGGATGACGCAGAGTATATCATCGAGCGTCACAAGATGTCTCGTACTCAACTCAGAGCACTTAAGAACAGACCTTTCTTCCGCACAAACTCTATTGATACAGCAATCTCTATGGGTGAATCCTACACTAAAGAGTGGTGGGAACAGGCTATGGAAGACGACTCTAACGATACTAAGGCAGAGCGTTACGAAGTCTTAGAGTT